TTGTCGCCATATTTGTGGCAGGTATTTTATCGTTAGGAGCGGCAACGCCTACCGGTATTGGATTGTTGGTTGCCGGTAGCGGAACCGTGTTAATGGATGCGGGCGCCGCGCTTACTTTGGATACGCAAAAAATTGTTTTTCTCCGATCGTTAAAGGAGGAATATGATGCGATTGAAACATGGATGAATGAAGCAGAGGACTTAAGTATGTTTGTCAGCGAAGGACAAACATTGGTATTTCCGGAAGCCGGGGCAGACCCAAGCGTATATAAAAACAGGATTTCGGATATTGATAGCGTAGAGCCGGAAGAGACCGTTCATAAAGTTGAATTGGACGTTTACGATTCGCAAAATTACAAGATTAGAAACGCTTTATTGCACGCACTGCCATTTGAAAAAGTACAGTATTACACAAAGAAGTCGGCAGACGCCATTATAAAGAAAGAGGTACAGGACACGGCTTACGCATGGGCGCCAAAACAGTCGGGTAATAAGATTTCGATTCAGGCGAGTTCGGGACCGGCGAGAGGCGGCTATAAGATGCTTACTCTTGATGATATTGTTGCCTTAGCCCGCGACTGCGACAACAAAGAGTTCCCGGACGGAAGGAATTTGGTGTTGCCCTCAGATATGTGGTGGGATTTGGTAAACAATAATGAAATATTAAAAGGACAGCTTAAAAACCTTACGCCAAACGGTACAATTAAGCCCACGATGGTAGAGTACTACGGCTTTAAAATTCATAAATCGTTAGGCGACAAGTTAGGTATCGGATGGGATGTTGCGCAAAATAAATTGGCGCCTCAGGGTGCACTTATTGGAGGTAACGTGGTTCCGTGTGCGCTCCTGTTCTGTAAAAGCGAAGTGTTCCGTGCCGGTGGTATGTACGAAATGTTCTATTTGAATAAATCTCAAAACCCGACAGGGCGTGCTTATGAATTTGGATTCCAACACAGGTTTAAATCCGATTTTCAAATGAGCGCAAACCGCTATTCAGGCTTAATTTATTTAGCAAAAGCGTAGCAATGAAACTTAAAGATATATACTTACTGGTAGAAGAGACGGCACAAGCAAAAATGCCCCACTTGCAGTACATTGACTTGCAAAAAAAGCAATTTGAGCGAGATACTGAAAATTATCCCATACCGGTACCGGCATTATTAGTTGAATTTGGAGGCGCGAGCTTTTCAAACCTCGCAAAACACAGGCAAATAGGAGACTCTACCGTAAGTATATATTTTTATCAAGAGTTAGTAACCGACACTTTTAACAAAGCAGAGCTAAGAGACGAAACCATTGAGCTGTTGGATTCCAAAGAAGAAATTTTTCAACATTTTGAAGGGTTAAAAGTAGATGACACAACGCAATTGGTTCGCCAATCGGAAAGCGATTTTACATTTGAAAAGAATAATGTTTGGTTTAAGGTTACTTTCTCTTTCGCCCAATACGAAAAGAAAAAAGAAAACACAGGGAAGATAAAAGCAATCCCAGTAATTATTGTAGAAACTTAAAAAATTAATATCATGTCAAATAAACCATTAACACCGGAAGAAAAAGCGGCACAAGCAGCCGCCAAAGCAGAACAGGCAGCTAAAAAAGCTGCAGAAAAGGAAGCCGCCAAAAAAGCAGAGGCAGAGGCCAAAGCAAAAGCGGAGCAGGAAGCTAAAGAAAAGGCAGAAGCGGAAGCCAAAGCGAAACAGGAAGGCGAAGAAACTAATAACGACACTGGCGGTACCAGCGGCGATAAAACAGACCTAACAGGAGGAGATCCTGGCGAGCAAAAAAAGGGAGGGGACTCACCTAAAAAAACGGAGAATCCTCTTGAAAAGTCGGCTTTTGAAATCATGAAAAAGCATGACCTAAAAGAGGTGTATTGTGTGAACGGATACTTTTTTACTAATGAAGAAAGTGCGAAAAACGCTCTTAAACAGTATCCGAAAAGCAAGTTAGAAACTTTTAAACAGTAGTACGATGTTATCAAGAGTAAAAATAATTTTTGAAAACGGATTGCTCGGCTCCTCGTCGCCAATGGATGACGGCGTGTGCGGGCATATTTACACGGGGGTTGCAGTTCCAGGAAAGTTAGAACTGAACAAACCCTATTTGATGACCAAATTTGACGCATTGGCAGATTTTGGGGTTACTGCAGGAACTACCGAAATTATTAACGGCGAGGAAGTGTTTACTCCTGATCCAAATGCCAATATGTATAAAGCCGTAAAAGAGCACTATGATATTGCGCCGCAAGGCAGCAAGTTATACTTTATGTGCGTTGCCGATACGGTAAAAATGTCCGATATGGTGGATAAAACCAAAAGCTACGGCAAGAAACTGGTAGAGTATTCCAATGGCGCCGTCCGCTTTTTGTTCTGCTTTAAAAAAGATGCTGCCACATACACCCCTACTATTTTAGATGGTTTGGATGAAGATGTTTATTTGGCGGCTACTGAAGCCCAAAAGTTGGGCGTTCACACAGCCGACGTTTGTTTTGCACCCAGCATTGTATTTTTAGAGGGCAGACATTTTAACGGTGTTCCTGCCGACCTGAAAGGACTCCACCAGGGCGACCTTAACCGTGTAGGTATTCTTATTGGCGATACTGTTTGTGGCAGCAATGGCGCCACACTGGGAACGCTTTCCGGTACACTGGCAAGCATTCCGGTACAGCGTTCCATTGCCCGTGTAAGAAGCGGTGCGTTGCCTGTGAGCAAACTTTACATACAGGATAAAATGGTAGAAGATGCCGACGTGGAAGTTATCCATGACAAAGGGTTTATCACCTTCCGCACTTTTGTTGGTAAAGCCGGTTACTTCTTTTCCGATGACAAACTGGCGACAAAGGTAACCGACGACTACGCATTGATTCCGAGGCGCAGAATAGTTGACAAAGCGTATAGAATTGGCTACATTACCCTACTTGAGGAGTTGAATGAAGAACTTCCGGTTGATGACAAGGGACGTATCCCCGCACCGATAGCAAAAAGTATTCAAAACAGCGTAGAGCGTGCCATTATGAACAATATGACCGCTTATCGTAACCTTGGCAATGACCCCAGCGACCCCAACGATACCGGTGTTGAGTGTTATATTGATACCAACCAAAACGTGGTAGCTACTTCCCAATTAGATGTGCGTTTGCGCGTGAAACCCTACGCTTACCCGAAATACATTGATTGCTATTTGGGGTTCAAAGTAGGTCAGGCGTAAAGAATTAAAAATTAAGAATTAAAAAATTAACAGTTATGTTTGATTCAAGACAATACGAATGGAATGATTTAAGCTTTGTTTTAGGTGGCAGAAATTTGACCGCTTTTACAGGTGTAAAGTACGCCGAAAAGCAGGAAAAGGAACTTCTGTATGGCAAAGGCAATGAGCCGTTGAGTATTCAAAAAGGTAACAAGGGCTATGAAGGCGAAATAACACTTTTGCAATCCGAGTTGGAAACACTGAGAGCGGTCGCAAAAAACCGCAGTATTCTCAATCTGCAGTTAGATGCTGTAGTGTGCTATGGCAATCCTTCAGAAGGTGATGTAATGATTACAGACTTTTTACAAGGCATTCAATTCACCGAATCACCCAAAGAAATGAAACAGGGCGATAAAAACATGGAAATTACCCTTCCTTTTATTTTCCTTCGCCTTAAATAAGTTTAACATTTAAAAAACAAAACAATGGAACAAGAAAAATTAACGGGTCAGGCGACCGATGAACAAATAAAAGCGTGGAAAGAAAAACACGAAAAAGTCTTTTTTACAAAAGCTGAGGGGCATATAGCGTATTTTAGAAAGCCCGACCGAAAAGAACTGGATTATTCCCTTTCGATGAAAGACAGCAATCCCTTGAAAGCCGACGAGGCTATGCTGAAAAGCTGTTTTCTCGGCGGAAGCAGTGTGTTTACAACCGATGTTGGTTTTATGATTGGAGCCTCAGGTTTGATTGAAAAATTAATTGCGATAAAGGAGGCTGAACTGGGGGAGTTGTAGAAAATGCTGACGGTAGTATTAAGCATAACTGGATTGGATTTATAAATACAATGCTTGAATACTACCTCGGCATTGATCCGGACAAACTAACAGACGCGCAATGGGCGGAAAAATTTGCACAATTAGCTACAATACGAAAAATGGAAAATAGCCAAAACTAACTACCAAACCCTAAGCAATGAGTAACCCTGTATTATTTGAACTTAAATTTGACGGTAATGGTGAAGCTCACTTGAAAAAAATATCAAGTGGGCTTGACTCTGTTAATACAAGAATGAGCAAATTTTACTCATTTGTCAAAAAGGCTGCCGTTGCTTCACTTTCTATTGTTGCTGTTAAAAGAATGATAGGAGGCGTTAAAAAAAACTTTTCCGAACTTGAGCAGGCATACCAAGCGCAAAATGTTGCGGAAACAAAACTGCGGCAAGTAATGCGCAATACGATCGGAGCTACCGATGAACAAATAAAAAGTGTCAAGGAGTTGGCTGCCGAGCAGCAAAAATTAGGTGTAATAAGCAGCGGCGTACAAATTTCCGGCGCACAGGAATTAGCCACCTATGTAAGCAAAACCGAAAGCATAAAGAAACTTTTGCCGGCAATGAACGATATGCTGGCACAGCAATATGGTATTAACGCATCCCAGGAGCAAGCCACCAACATCGCTTCCATGATGGGAAAAGTACTGGATGGACAGGTGGGTGCACTGAGTAGATACGGTTACAAGTTTTCAAAGGCAGAGGAACGCATTTTAAAATTTGGGAAAGAAGAGCAGAGGGTTGCCGTTCTTTCTAAAATCATTGCCGAATCAGTTGGTGGAGTCAACAAGGCATTGGCAGACACTCCGGAGGGAAAAATGGCGAAGGTTGCCAATGAAATGGGAGATGCCAAAGGGCGTATTGGAAAGTTTATCACAATTACGAAAAATGCCCTGTATCCTGTCTATGAAACAATTTTAGGGAAAATAAACAAAGTTGGCGACTGGTTTGAAAGAAACCAGGAGAGAATATCCGGTGTCGTTACAAAAATTGCAAGGGGTATTTCGGTGGCAATAAATGGTATTTGGAGTTCTATTTCAATGATTAAAAATTTTATAGTTTTTTCTTTCAATACAATTGCACAGGCTATTCAAAAGACAGGCGAGTTCTTTGTTTGGTTATGGGAAAAAATTAAAAATCTTTACCCAATAATTATTTCAGTTACTACAGTCATTGGTGCGTGGATTATAAAGTCAAACCTGCTAAGAGCAGCGAAGTATAAACTTTGGTGGCAAGTGAATTTACTGAAACGTGATATTGGCATATTAAAAAGCATTATCGTTAAAAACACCGCTGCTATTTGGGCAAAAATCACATCTGTTTGGAGCGCGGTAGCCGCAATGGGCGTTTATGGAACACTCACTTGGCTGCTTGTTGGAGCAATGGGTGCGCTAAAAATAGCTATAAGAGCTGTGTCGGCTGCCATATATGCAATTCCGATTATTGGATGGATTGCGGCGGGTATTTCATTGGTAGTTGGTATTTTTAAACTTTTGTGGGACAAAAGCGAAGGTTTTAGAAGGGTACTTTTTGGAGTTTGGGAAGTAATAAAAACATTCTTTGCAGGAATAGGAGGGTTGGTGTCTTTAATTTGGCAGCCAATAAAGGGTTTGTTCAGCTGGATTGGCACGCAGCTTTCTTCACTTTGGGATTGGGTGAAAAGCATAGGGCAAAATATTGGAGGTTTCTTTTCCGGTATATTTAGTTCTGTTGGCGGCTTTTTCACCGGTATTTGGGATTATATTTCAGGTTTTTTCTCATGGCTTTGGTCTGCTTTTGCAAACGTTGGAAAGCGTATTAAAGATGCGTTTCAGCCTCTCTTGGATATTTTTGACAAGATTTTTGCAGCCGTAAAAAAATTATTCTCATGGGTTTCGGATAAAATAGGCACTATTACAAAACCCATTGGCAAGTTGTGGAATAGAATCAGGGGAAAGACAAAGGATGCCTATGAAGAAGGAGCGGAAAAAGGAAGTAAAAGTTGGAGAAGATCGCAAGCGAAGAAAAAAGGAGACGGAATATTAGATCCTGCTATACCGGGCGTATCTGACTTGAAAGGCAGTGGTGACAAAGTTCCCAGTTCAGTAACCAAAGGCGCCGAAGCCACCGCCACCGGCGGAACCCGCAACACTCAAATCAACATTAATATGGGTAAGTTTTTCGACAATATGGTGTTTAACGGTGGCCTTACTGAAAATGCGAAGGATATTGAGCGCAAAATGGAAGAAATTTTACTGCGCGTACTTTATTCAGCACAAAACGCAGGGTAGAAGCAATTACAAACAAATAACTACGAATAACAATGGATCCGATACGGGCTATAAATGAAAAGACTAATTTGGCGTTAAAAATCACTAACGCTTTTGGGTACAATATACCCCCGCCTTTTCTTTTTGGAAAATCGGTTGTGCTGGATCCACAGCTAAATTCATCGGATTACGACAAAGACAAATTTGACGCGAAGTATGGTAAAAACTTTGAGAGTACACTGTTTTTAGTACCATGTACTTTTACCTATGTAAGGGAAGGCGAAAAGGAAAAAACAGAATTTCAGCTTCCGCTGGATCCACTTATTTCAGTTAGCGGGAAAAACATTATTCGCAGACGTTACGTGGCAAAAAGCAAAATGCGCGGCTCTATTAAGGAAACATGGAGTCAGGATGATTTTGAAATTACTATTGCCGGGCTCCTGCAAGCGGAAGATGAAGAAAAAATGAATGAATATATCAAAACGATAAGAGAAATATGTGAGTGCAAAGAATCGGTAACAATAAAGTGTGGCATACTCATGGATGTTTTTGAGACCACAAGAATAGCCATTGAAAGCTATGATTTTCCCTTTACCAAGGGAATAGAAAATCAGGCATTCACCATTAAAGCGTACTCGGACGATAACTATCAGCTTTTGGAGGAAAAATAATGTTTAAAATGAACTGGAAAATTAGTATTGGCAATTACAATCTGAAAATGATTGAGAGTGTAAAAGTAAAGCGCTCTGTAGAATTATTGGCAGATACGGCTACCATTACACTTCCTGCAACGGTATTTAACAAGGCTTTAAACATTGATGAAAAGATAAAGCGGAGTGATGAAATAAAAATTGAACTTGGCTACGATGATAACCTTGAAACCGAATTTGAAGGCTATGTGGAAAGCATCAGTACGGATGGCGGTTCTTTAGTGTTGAACTGCGAAGATGGGATTTTTTTATATCGTGTTGACATTCCTAATAAGGAGTTTACGAATGTTAAAGTAAAGGACATTCTCAACTATGTAAATACGGAGGTCGGTAAAAAACACAACAAACAGTTTTCATTGGATTGCGATTATGACTTTTCTTATGACAAATTTGTAATTAAAAATGTAAACGGCTATGATGTTCTAAAGAAGATTCAGGAGGAGGCAATGCCAAATATTTATTTAAAGGATAATGTATTGCACATTCACCCGCAATATTCCGAAATATTCGGAGAGGTAAAATATGATTTTTCCAAAAATATTGATGCAGAAGGCACAGACTTGAAATACAAGAAAAAAGAGAACAGGAGGATAAAGGTTACTATTGAATATACCGGCCCTGATGGAAAAACGAAAAAGTACGAGTTTGGCGACATGGGTGGGGAAAGCGTAACACGAAAAACAAGTACAAGCGACCAAAAAAGCATTAAACTATTGGCACAGCAGGAATATGAATCGAAAAGCTATGACGGATACG